TTAACTTCCTATAAACACCGATATTCCACTAACACCTGTAGGTGCTAGCTCCCCTGCTTGTTCTGTTCCATTAGGATATGCTCCATAAATATAACAAGAATTAATATCTTTGTTTTTTATAATTAAATTATAAAAATATCCTGCATAATCAAAAGCCCAATAAAAATATAAATTATTTTTAAATGCTATTGGAAATGTAAAAGTATTATTTTTCCCTTGTTCTACATTTGTAACAAGCATTCCCCACTGTATAATTGCGTCCCCAAACAATTTGCCAAGGCAAATATAGCCATTTTGAGCTATATTATATCGAATACCTAATGTTTCTAACCAGCTTTCTATTTGTTCCTGAGCATACTCTAGTATTTTATTTTTTACATTTGTTTGTGTAGCACTAGCTATACCAAAAATACTAGCAATACTTTCTTTGCACCATCCTTGTACGCTATTTTTTACGCTTTCCATTGTAGCAGTAGCAGAACCAAACAATCTTTTAATTAAATTAGTATGTGCATTTTCATTGTTATTATGCTCATCTAGCATTTCAATGGTAACTGTATTTCCTACATCAACCATACCACTAGCATTATCAGTATCTCCAATGCCAACATTAATCATCAATCTAGTATATGGCTGTATTCTTGTCTCATCATCAATCCATCCTGGATAATTTCCTGCATTTGTATATCCTACAAGTTTTTCTGTACCACTATCACCATTTTTGGCAAAAAGACCAATTTCCCTATGGTAAAAACCTACTTTCACACCTTCATTATTATAAGTAAAAGTATATCGAAATGTACCATTTCCTTTATCTTCATAAGCTGCTAAAGTTACTTCTTTTTTAGGACTTATCACATCTGTGTAATCTCGAATATTACCTTCAGATACACCATCTCCAAGTTTTACTTTGGTTACTATAAATCTATCGGCTGTTTGACCACTAGCAGCTCTTGCTAACATTTCAAGCCCTGCACTCGTCATTGTTATATTTGGAAATTTAGCCATATTATCCCTCCTAAATATTAAATTTCTATTTGGTCCACAACATCAAATAATCCATAAATAACATTATCAGTATCAACATTTATATTAGTATCTTCAATAACATTATCAGCACCTATTTCTATTTGTTCAGCAATATTAGATATTCCATAAATAACAATAGGAGCAGTTATTGGGTCTATACTATAATCTTCTTCTACTCCTATTTCTATTTGTTCTATGTTGTTTACAGCACCACTTACATATATACTAGAGCTAACATTTTGCAAAGCAAAATATTTTACTCCTAGATGTGCTGGCTTATATATTTCTATAGCCTTTTGCAAACCAGCCCAATCAAAAAGGCTACCATTATTAAAGCAAACATCAAAACAATAATCTTGTATATGTTCAATAATAGTAGCTGATTTATCATTTAGATATCGATTTGTTAATGTACATAAAAATTGAGGTGTAACGGATACTGGTTTTGCTAAATATAATTTTATACGATTTCTTCTTTCAGCATAATCACCGCTAGTATCTTGTATATTTAGCTCTTTTTCCCATAAATCTAAGCCCCATGTTGCCGTATCGACATAAAATTGATTTAAAATATCCTTTAATTTATCTCGTACAGCATCTATTTCAATACCTTGCGTATCTAAAATACTTTGCATTATTTTACTTTCTTGATAATACCAATCAGTAAAAGTAAGCATTTCTTTGCCTTTTTTACTTTTCACTTAGTTCCACCTCACCAATAACAGCAACTTGTTCAGTGGTAATGGGTATATTTATACTATCATCATTTACTTGCAAATCAGAATAATCTAATACACCATTTGTATTTATTAATATACCTCCAATCTTAGAAATATATATTGTATTAGAATTAAAAGCGTTTTCTTTTATATATTCTTCCATATTGCTTTCAAATAATGTCTTAACTTTTTCTAATGTAGTTACATCTTTATCTATCACTATATTAGCTTTTATATTTATAGTTACAGGTATAGCACTAACTACAGTAACAAGAGCACCAATCGGAGAACGTCTATAGCCATTATTGTCATATCCACTTATATATTCAGTAACAGTTTTTACAAGTTCTTCTGTAGCAGGCTTATTATCACCGCCCAATATTACAACTTTTACTGTGCCATTGCCATTCCATAAAGGAATAACATGTACAGCTACTACACCAGGTACAGATAACGCCCATTGTTTATAATTTTGTTCATTTCCACTAGTACCTGGTGTCCGTACATAATCTAAAGTTCTGCTTCTTAAATTATCATCTAATTCAATATCTGTTCCACCTAGCGTTTGTTCTTCATTAGTTACAGATGTTATATTACTATTACTTTCCATAACAACAATAATCTTATTTGCTGTTACATTACCAATACTTCCAGCAGTCATAGCTTGTATAGATGCATACACATATCCTTCTTCGGAAATTACTACATCTTCAGTCGTAAGGAATTCTACAGATTGTATATCTAATACTGTATCAGCCTCTGTAGCAACTTTTAATCCTTTAGGTATCTTTGCACCTATATTACCAACTATTTTTATTTTTCCTGTTGCATATGTTGCTTCTTTTCTAGATAACCCATGTTCATCGCTTCTATAATCTAAAAAAACTCCTTCTGCCGTTTGAATAAAACCCTGTTTAAGAATTTTTTTTGCCATCATAGCTATGAATACCATTTCAATAGAAACTGGGGATATGCTGTCATATATATAACTGCCTTCTGTTTTATCCCATTCATTAGAAATACGAGAAAGCATACGATTACGTATAGCTTCCTCGGTTGTCATTTCTCCATTTAAATAATCAATATCACTTTCACTCACTGTCTCACCACCGTTCTTGATATAGTAATATTTTCACCGATAATATTTTTTACAGAACAAGAAAATATTATTCCGTCATCAATCCATGTAAAGTTAAAATCATCTACACTTGCGGTTCGTTTATCTGCGAGTAAACAATCTTTTACCATACGTTTTATTTCAGATTCAATTACTTTTTTAGGATAACTTTTACCTAATAAAGTATCTATTTCTTCTCCATAATTATCGCTATAAATAAGATATTTATAGCGTTCAGAAGATAAGGCTTTTACACACCATTCAGCCCAAGCTTGTGAACCAGTAACAGTTTTTTGCCTGCCAGTAGGACTTAATATAAATTCATGTTTTTCAAAATCAAATTGTACTGTTTTTCCATAATTAATTTTATCAGAAGCCATTTCATCAACGTATGTTGATGAAGTTACTCCAACAGTTGGAAATAAATTTGGCATAATTAAGCACCACCTGTAAACGGAACTATAACACAATCTATACACCAATATTGTCCACCATTAATAGGAGTTACTTTTACCCTATCTCCAATATGTAATGGCAATATGGGAGTAGGAGTTATAACTGGATGACTATGACTTTCATATTGTGCATCTCCACTACCACCACTTACTTTTTTTGTATCGGTCATATATGGTTCAGATAATGTACAAGCACGATTTACATATATATTAGTCAATTCAAAAGGAAATCCGTCTATAATTACACCTTTAGCCGTAACTGTGCCAATTTGTGATGTAATCCACTGCCCTGTAAATCCTTCATTAACTCTTTTTTGAGCTTGTTCATCAATAAGTGCAGCTAATTCTTTAAAAGGATTTTTCGCTTCGATAATATCTCCTCCTTATATACTCAAGTGAAGCAAGCTCCATTTGCATTGTTCCGGGACTGTTGCAATTATGTTTTACACTAATTACATATAATCCATCATCCCAACCGTGTACAATTACCTTATCTCCCTTGCGAATAGTATTTATATCTATTGCCTCAACTGTAACTGTTTCTTGAATGCCAGTTAAAGTATTTGCAGCTTTTTGTTGTATAGCATTAGTATCCAATCCTTTTTTATACGGAATAACTTTTTGTATTGTCCCGTATTTATCAGTATCAGCATTTGTTTCAAACTCTATTGGGGCTGTAGAACCTTTTTCTTCTTTGCCTAATACTTTTACTTTAGTAACTGCACCATTAAGTGTTTGCTTTTGTCTAACACTTTGTAAATTAACAGCAAATTCAAAAACCCATGGGTCTGCATTAGAACCTATTTCAAATAATTCTAGCCCATCTGGTTGCATACGCACAGTAAACAGCTTACCAGATTTTTCAGCGGTTTCCTTTAGTTGGTCCTGAATAATATTCCATAAAGATTTAGCCCTTACAACATCTTGTGCAAGGGCTTGTTTTGTATCTGTAATATTTAATATTGGTATATTCCATTCACTACATATTTGTTTTATACGGTCGCTGGCTGTTGTTCCTTCTTTAAATAAAAATTGGTCCTCGGATTTAGATAAATATATCGTTCGGTCGTAAATTATTAAATTCCAATTTCTACGTGCATTATTATCAATTTCAACATCCCAAACTACACCTGGATGAAGTAAATAAGAATATTTATCTTCACCAAATTTTGTACCACTAACACGAATTTCCATTCCCGGAGTAATTATTGGAAGTCCTGTAAATTGGTCATCTGGAACAGCAAGTTTTACTTTTCCACAATAAGCAACTTCATCAAGTCTATCTTCTAAAGTTAGACTTTGTATACATTCTCTTAAAAAATATTTATTTTGTAATATTACATCATATCGGCATACACTAGGTTTTACAATCAAGGTAAAATCACCTGCTTTGCTATTTTACCAACATTTGCTTCTGCTATCTTACTCCAACTTTCACCATTTCCATAATGTTGTTTTGCTATTTTCCATAAACTTTCTTCTGTACCAAATAAATCATCATCTGTTTTTATTTTTACAAGTTTTGGACGTTCTTTTATAGAAACTCGCTTACTTTGTTGTTCTTCACTTTCTGTGCGAACAGCAATATTTTTCCATTCTCTAAAAGTAACATCAAAATAAATATCGCCCGGCTCTCCTCCACGTTCTTCAGAAGCATATCTAGTAAGTAATACATTCATATTTATATCTTGTGCTCCAGTTATTATTAAATGCAAAGGGTCAGCCAATCCTTTTACTGGGTCGCTAAAACGACTTTTCCAATTATTCATAACAGCATTAGCACTTTCTGGTGTAGGAAGGTCTGGATACATACAATAAGTAGGAACATATTCTTTTGGAAAAAAGGAAGAAAATGAGATTTCTTGCAGCTTATCTCCAGTTGTAAAATCAATTTCTCCTAAATTTAAAATATTAACAGTCTGTATTTTTCTTTGCCATTGCATTTTTATTTCTTGTGGATTAACGGGTAGTTGCAATATTGTACTTGTAACTTGGTCTATTATAAAAAAAGTTACAGGATTTATCCATGTTTCTGCACCTAACGCTTGATTCAATAGATTTCCTGCAACTTCTGCAAATTTACTACCTTTTTGTAATCCATCTAATATAGTAGTTGCTGTTGCTCCCTTATTTAAATAACCAAACATTACTTACCTCACCCCCTATTTTGATATGATTGTTTTATTGCATTTAATATTTTCCAGCCAATGGTAGTAGCCATTTCTTCATCTGATGTGTTATTTCCTATATTTATATTCATACCATTAAATGTATAAGAATTATCTGCACTACCATTTCCATTATAATTATTAGAATTAGTAGACATTGCATATGCTAACGCTGGCATATAACTATTATTAGTAATATTGGTAAATAAATTACTATTTATACCTAGTGCTTCACCAGCTTGTTTCCAAAGTGATAAACCACGTGAACGTTTAGATGAATGCAATGGAATTATTACTTCACTTCTATTCCCTTCACCTACTCTAATAAGCTGGTCTTTACTCAAAAAGCCACCATTAGCATATTCTCCACCAAATGCTAGTTTATTAGTACCATAATTTATAATACTTTGTGTTGTATATACATTTTCATTAGAAAAATATTTATCTACTCCTAATATTTCGCCAGCTTGTTTCCAAAGTGATAAACCACGTGAACGTTTAGATGAATGCAATGGAATTATTACTTCTGAATTATTACCTTCTGCAACCCTAATAATTTGGTCTTTATCCAAAAAACCACCATTAGCAAAACCTGAAATACCAAGTTTTTTAGCACCCCAATCTATAGTATTTTGTAATGGAGTTGGTAACGCATTCCATGCCGAAGTTTTTAAATTAGATAATCCAGAATTTGCTCTTGCTACAGCCTCATCAATGGCTGTTCCAACTCTTACTGGAATTTGTGAAAACCAATTTGTAACATCAGTTACAATGCTACTACACCAATCAGAAACTGATGTTGCCATTTCTCCAAATCCATCACTTACAGCACTTGTTGTTTGTATAATAGATTCTTCCGCTTGCAATAATCCATATCTTATAAGTTCAAGGTTTGTAGATGCACTCTGACCTAAAGATGTCCAACCTTGTGAAGCATATTGAGAAAAGCTGTTTATTTGTTCACCAACAGAAACAGTAATATCTGTTATAGTGTTTTTTAAATTATTCCAAAGCTCAATATTAGTTTCTATTTGTAGTTGTGAAGTTTGCGTCTGCATTTGTCCCATTTGCTCAAAAGTATTATCAACATCATTTGTGTTGCCAATTGCAGAAGTATTATCAATCGTAGAATTATATACATACGGATTATAAGTAGTTGTATTCATTCTATTTAATAAATTAGTTTTTTCTTCTACTGTTCCATTTCTTATAAAATCTACTACACCTGCACCAATATCAGAACCTAAAGCATATCCACCTATACTACCTATTAATCCACCTATCACAGTACCAACACCAGGAGCGATAACTGAACCTAACGCTGCACCAGCTTTACCACCAGCTATTGCTCCGCCCCAACCACTAGCAATTTCAGTACCTATTTTTAATTTATCATCACTGTTTACTAATCTATATCCATCAATAAATGCTCCTATTACAGGAAGTTTTTTTAATATTCCAGAACCTATTCCTTTACCTGTACCAGTATAAGCATCACCAAGAGAATAACTTCCTGTAGCATTTTTTCCCCAGTCTAGTGCATTGTTACCTACCTTGAATAGACCAGATAATAATTTGCCACCGCCCATAAAAGAAGCACCTAAGGCTAATGCTAATGCCCCACTAAAATTACCTTCAAAAATAGCAGTTAAAGAAGCTTTCATCATTCCTAGTAAAGCAGTTACAAAAGCTTTAATTCCAATTTCTGCAAGCTTAGTCATTACTTTTCCAAATTGTTCTCCTCCGGAACCACTTGCCCATTTATCTACGGCTTCCATAGCTTTATCAAGTATAAATACTATTTTATCGCCCCACTGCATTTGTTGAAATTGTTCATTTCCAGACAGTTCATCAATAAAACTAATAATACTATCAGATACATCTTTTACTCTACCTTTTACACTATCTAATACTTCAGTATCAGATAATAAATCTGTAAAAGCATTAGCAATTTTTGTTATTGCTGGTTCTAATGGAGCAAACACTTCTATTTGAAATGTTTCAAAAGCTCCTCTTAATTGTTCTATAGAACCTTTGGCATTATTTAATTTTTCCAATGCAACACTTGAAGCAGTAAATTTTGTCATTTCCTGCCTCATTTTTCTTATACCTTCTGCACCTTCTTTAATTAATACTAATCCACCACGAATAGCATCCGAACCAAACATATCATTTAGTAAAACTGATTGCTGTTCTTCTGTAAAATTTTTCATTGAGTTATGCAATAACTCTGCTATTTCTTCCATACTTTTAATCTTACCAGAAGCATCATAAAAAGCACTTCCTCCATCAGACTCTAATAATCCTACTTTTTCAAATGCTTCTATGGCAGGCTTAGTTGTTGGTATTAATCTTTGCAACATTGTTTTCATGGACGTGCCAGCATCCGACCCTTTTAATGCATTTTGTGCAAATACCGCAAGTCCTGTACTTACATCATCTAAAGTTAATCCCAAACCACCTGCTACATTAGAAACTTGCGATAAAGCATATTTCATTTCTCGTACATCAGTTGCAGAAGCGTTAGCTGCACCGGCTAATAAATTAGCTACTTTTGTTGAATCGTTCATCTTAAATGCATTCATTGATGTACTCATTATTTCCGCAGCTTCTGGTAAAGATAAATCACCAGCTGCTGCTAAATCTAAAGCAGATTGTGAAGCATCTCCTAATACATCTTTTACATTAATACCTGCTTTTAATAATTCGGTCATGCCTTGTGCTGCTTCTAATGCAGAAAATTTAGTACTTTTACCTAGTTCTAATGCTCGTTGTCGGATTAACTCTATATCTGCACCTTGCATTCCAGTAAGTGCTTTTATATTACTTATCTCTGCTGTAAAGTCCATAGATTTTTTGGCACTATTGGTAATTAAACCACTTATACCAACAGCACCAGCTCCAATTCCCAACATACCTAATGGTGTAGTAACGGTATTACTTACCTTATCAAATCCGGAAGAAACTTTATCTTTTAATTTTATAGTTATATCCCATGCTTTAGACGTAAGCTTTTTTAATCTACCTTCAACTTTTTTTACTGTTGGTTCTGTATCATCTTTAGGCTTTATTTTAGGCTCAATAGTTTTTTTAGCTATTTTTTCTAATATATCATTTGTTTTATTTAACTTATCTTCAATACCTTGTGTATCGAATTTAGGTTCAATTTTAGTATCAGAAAACTTTTTCATTACTGTTTCGGTTTTCTCTATACGTTCTTCAAACTTTTTAACATCTTCATCTATCTTTTTAAGTCTAGCTGTAAGCCTATCTTGCATAGATAAAACTAGTTTTAATCTATAAAACTCATCTGCCATTTTCATTCTCCATTTCTTTTATTTTTTCTTTTTCCACTTCTAACTCTACTTCGATAGATGCTATTAAAAATTTACGTTCCATAAATGACATATTAAAAAATTCTGATGGTCGAATATTTCTTCTAATACTCAATGCATGGACTACAGATAAAATATTATTTCCGGATTTTATAAGTTTTTTATATCATCAATACCAACGTTATATCCACTAATTTCTAAAACAACATCACCTAAAAGAGAGATTTCACCACCAAGCAAAATGCGTTTTAAAACTTCTTCACCACTAGAAGCACGGAATTTATTTAATAATTCTGGAGCACCCCAATTAGGCTTTACAGTAGATGCCATAATAAGCCCCATATTAAAACCTTCTGTATCTAAAACTTTTTCTATTTTATTTCTTCGTTCAACTGTGCGTGTATTGCGTTCACGTACTCTAAAAACTTGTTTACCAGTTAAAGCTTTTAATGTAACTGGTATACCTAATCGTTTTAATGGAACAATCATTGTTGGTTTATCATCAGCATTACTATTAAGTAATGCTGTGATAATATCTTCTTCACTCATATCTTTATTTATTTTTTCTTTTACTTTTTCATCTACATCATCTACAACAACATTTTCATTTTCAAAATATTCATTTCTAGTAAATTTATTATTCATTTCTTATTCTCCTTTTAATCTTCTAAAATAGGGTCAACTAACTCATAACCTTCAAAAGTAAATGGCCAACTTTCTTTAATTTCAGCTCCAGCCTCCCAGTTAGCTATATCAATACTATCAAACATGACATTTTTTAATCTAATACGTTCATATCCCCAAGCTTCTGGGTCCTTAAGTGCATAAAGTAATTCTGTTCTGTATGAAGGATTATCCGAATTTGTAACTACTCCTACTTCTTGCATTAACTCATCTGTAACTTTATATCCTTCAATAGAACCAGACCCTTTTAATGTTAAAACTTTATGCCTAACCCAACGGTCTCCACTTAATTTTAATTCTGCCTTATTTATATCAACTTTGGCTGTAGCTTTATTGTATTGACTTAACCATTTACCTTCGTGGTAAATGTATCCATACGTACCATTTACTACTCGCATTGAGTCTGTACTCATTAATTATCACTCCTTATTCACAAACAAAATCACTAAATATTTTTTCCATTACATCAGTGATATGTGCAGACCATCTTAAAAATACCTGGTCAGCTTCTGGCTTAATAGTTGCATTTGCACCGTGATATGTTGGATTTAATTCTACTGTCCAAGTACCTTGTTCAATAATGCCACCCTGAGCACATACTTCCATGTATTGACTACAAGCACCAATTAAAGCAAGTTGCCCTTCAGTTGTGTTATTTATTTTGCCAATATAATTATCTTCTGCTGTTTGTTGTAAGTCAGTATCAATGGCATCCATGGTTCTAATACTACGAATTTTTTTAAATGCATTATTTTGGTCTTGTCTTAAAGTAATTAAAGAATTAATACCTTGTAAAACTTTAACAATTCTACCATCGTTAATAAAAAGGAATACACCGTTTGTAACTGCTGTTTCTTGCTCAATTCTTGTCCAACGTCTAGTAACATCATCAAATGGAGTAGCTGCATAAGTAGTACTCTCTGTCATATTTTGCCCTGCAATTAAACCAGCTACATAAGGTGCTAAATCGGCACTTGAATAAGTTACATCATCTAAGATTGCACCGACACCGACGTTGATAATGCCCTCATGGTTAAATCCTGCGGAACGCTGCACTGCGTTTTCAACTGCGTCATCAGCAACATCATCTTCGCTAGTTCCGCCCATTACACACATTATTTTTTTACCCTGCTCGCGCATACGTGTTACCCAGCTTGCAACACTCGTCTGTATAGCTGGTTCTGTAATACTGTCTAATGTAAGAATGTTAAATATCTCCGTCTCCAGTGAATCAAGCATTGCAACATAATTGCTGTTAGTAACTCCGGTAATACCACTATCACCACCAGTTAATGCTACGGAGCTAATAGTTTTAATCTTTGTTCCACTTACATCCGTTTCAGCAGTAGCTTTAGCAGCCAGAATATAGACATTGGCGGTATTTACAGCGTCAATAAGTTCTGCCCACGTTTTAAAGGTATATGTCCTTAAAAGAGCAGTATCCTCATATAATTTCATATCGAAAGTATCTTCCTGGGTTAAAGAAGGTGCAATCGTAAGTTTGAAATTATTACCTCTAGCCCCTTTATATTTAGCTGTTATCGTTACAACATCTGTGCTGTCGGTATCCTGAAGTTTAAGACTTGCTTCTTTCGCTGTATCAGAAGCTAAACGATATGCGAGTATTTTCTTTGCTCCGCCTAAAGTACACATCTTTAATGCTTTATAAAAAGTAGAGCCGTCAGTATCCTCTAACGCTCCATACTCATTTAAGATGTCGCTTTCAGTAACGATAGTTGTATATCCGCCTATTTTACCCCAATGTGCTTTTATCGGAACAACAACTGTACCTCTATCACCGGTCGTAACTGCCGCTAATGCTGCCGCTTTAAAGTTCATATAAAAACCTGGTAATTTAGGTAAATCGGTTATATTCCATTCTCCTCCAGCCATTCAATCCACCAACTTTCTTATTTTATAGGTTTATTTAAAAATGTATTTACCAATAACCACATTTCATCAACTGTATACTGCTGTGTCGGTTTTCCGTAAACAGCACCGTCAATAACTTCCGGTCCGCAATTAAATAATTTACGGGAAGCCGCTTTTAAATCAGCCAAATCATATTTAATTGCAACCGCAACTTGTTCTTTTTCCTGTTCAGACATTTATTATTCCTCCTATTCTTCCTTTAAATGTTGCCTCTTGCATTAACGGCAGTTCATTTTGCGGGCGTTTCACTTTTCTTGATAACGTTATTTCAAGTTGCCCTTGTCTGGATGCGTCAGAATACGCTCTTACCTCCAATTCACGGACTAACATGTAGTAGCGTTTGCTTATATCCAGCGGTATTTTTATCGCCGTCTGGATTTCCTCTGCTAATTTAGCAGCTATATTGATTTCCTCCACAGCATTTCTACCGAAAATATGGCAAGTAATCTGCTTTATAACATCAAAACCCAGCATGCCGCATTCTTCCATACTTATATTGGATAATCTCCACAATACAGAAGGTCGTTTGTAGCCTGTTGGTAAAATGCCACCATAATATCCGTCGGCAATACCATTTAATATAGTTTTACTCCAATCAACTAACGCCGTTATCCACGGGTCGTTGGTAATCGGACCTTGAATAGTTGCCGGTTGCAATGCCAGTACATAGAAATTCACGCACCGTGTTAATGCGTCCCATTCCTCATCTACTGTATCAGTGCTCATACCGTCGGCAATACAGGTTATAGCGTCGCTGTCGTCAGAGCCTAATAACTGCTTATCCAAAACATTATTTATCTTCTTTGCGAGAGTATCAACATCTATATAGCTTGTACGCTCACAATATGGCCACACTTCAACACGGCACCTAAAACCTGCCCATTCTGTATTATCACTTTCGGATAATTCCCGAACTATAAGATAAGGCTTTTGCGTATCTGCGGAAGCTGTATGCGGTTCAAAGATACGTCCTTCTACTTCCGGCACTCCATTTATTAGTGCCTGTCTTATTGCTTCACGCATTTATTACCTCCATAGCCTATCTAAACTGTTTTTCAATCTTTCTTTACCTCGAATAGCAGCTAATTTTAAAGTATTATATGGTTTTGTCCCAGGGTGATGAATAGGATTTTTCTTTATTGGGTGAGGTAATCCATTCCACATAAAAGCCTTTTTGTTTTTCAATCTAATCTCATGCGGCGGAGTACCTTCTTCCAAATATTTACCGTACTTAACGCCATGAGCTACAGTCATTGTTATGTCATCTCCCGCCATTTGAGTATCATGGTTAATACTTTGTCTGGCGTGCGCTGTTCTATCTGTCCACCTAGCTTGTCTCTTAGCCGTTTTTTCCACATACTCAGATATACTTTCACATAGCATATACGTAGCGGCTTTTCTGCGACGCATATAATCACGTACATTATCAGTAAACATTTAAGATATCACCTCTAAAGCACCGTCAATACTGGTCAATACGCCATTAAAATATCTGGGAATAACATCAATCACCCGATATCGTTGTCCATGTATCGTAAATTCATCAGTAATAGACGGACTGCATTTTATATCTGCCTCTGCGTCTGCCAAAAAAGCAAATGAACTGTCAGTCTGTCGAACTCCGGCAACAGTATTTGAAACATTTGCTGTCATGGATTTAGATTTCTGATTAAAAATGCGCACAATAAAAGGACCAAGCACAGATTTTTCTATGCTTCGTCCTCCGCCTTTAGGAAACCTCGTTGTTCTCTCAATCGTTATTTCAGTTGGATTTTCTGCAATCGTTTGAGCAACATCTTTTTTTCTCTGTTCAGCAAAATTCATAAAACTTTCGGCCTCCTAACATTCAAAAAGAGGCTTCCTGAACATTTATCAAGTTTTTCAGCCATTTCATCATACATCTTAGCCATTTGCATACAGTAGCTTAGATAATCACTAGCTGTTGACCGCTCATATGTTTCCTGACCGATACTGTATTTTGTTATCTGCCCCGGCTCCATTGATGATATTGTAGCTTTCAATCGCCAACCTTGTGCTGCAGCACTGTAAATATTATCGGCATCTGCAAGAAGCTCCTCAATATCTTCATCAGACAGATTAGTATCTGCCGCTGTTCCGTCCGGTGGAATAACTTCATGAAGATATTTACGTAATTTCTTTTTTAATTCGTCAGTGATTATCATGATATCACTCCTTTTTTACTAAGCGATTGTTAATTCCTGTACGTTTTCTTCCACTGCTGCGAACACACCACGATAAGCATAACCGACAATCTGTTCCTGGATTAAGCGTGTTAAATCGCCTGTGTTTGCTTCGATACGTAAATCCTGTTTCAATAATTCTTTAAAGCCACGTTTCGGACGGACTAAATAAATTTTATCTGCCGGGCAGCCTTTATATTCATAATTTTTCTTGCCGACGGTTTCTTCCCAGCCATCATAATAAATAATCGTATTAATGCCGTTGATTGCAGGATAATTTGTGCCATTAATCTGATATCCGCCACGTAAAGCCATTTCAATATCAATTTGATTTGCTTTGCTGGCAAGCATTACTGTCGGTGTACGTTTGGCAACGATAGCTGCTTTCATGCCGTTTTTAATAGTATTATATAAACGAACCCACGAAATATCCTCTGCTGTACCGGCATACGCTGTTTTATTAGCACTTTTATAACTAAAATTAATGAACGGGCTAAGATGAATATGATTTAACAAGGCATTATAAGATTGCCCCAAGGCTTTGTTTAACATTTCAACCTGAAAAGACTGGTTAAAATCTTTCATCTGCTTGGTGTATTCAAAACCTGCGGTGTAAGTTACAATACGTGCAGTCGGACCATATTCAGCCTGCATAGTACCAAATTTTACTTCGCCACCTTCTACAGTTTCCATAAATACGCATGCACCACGCAATGCCCATTTAGCGTCTAAAATTTCCGGTAAATTAGGGTCGGAAATCGTATCATAAATCGGACTATATAACGGCTGTACTTCTTCACGACCTAATTCAACATCAAGAACAACTTTACGAAGCAATTCTTTAGATACGTTAGTTCCGCCATAGCTAATCATTTCACCTAGCGGCTTATTAAATTTCAATGTTTCCATTTCGCCGTTTACTATTTTCTTTGTTGCAAATTCTTTTTTCCCGTTAAGTATAAACGGTATCTGCGTTTCAATATTGGCTTTACGGCGCGCTTCAAGCATACTTTCCTGAGATACAATATTTAACATTTATCAAAACCTCCATTACTCACTTGCTGCCACAGGAGTTGTATTCTGTGGATAAAGAATAAACTGAATAACATTATTACTGTCTTTTGTAGCAGTGATTCTGCCCACAAAAAAAGCACCGGTTACTTTATTATCATCAGTGAATTTTTTTGTCGCTGGGTCAAAATAAAGTTCGGCACCTTTTGTAAATGTTTTAGTAGTATCAATCTGGTCTGTAATATATTCAGCCTGTTCAATCTGTAATGCAATTACTTCACCGGCAGTATTTTCTTCTGCATTTATGGTTTTCAAGGCTAATCCAAAAAAGCCGTCAATTACAGCAAATTCTCCGGCATTAACTCCGTTGCTGGCGGCAACTGTTACATCAACAGATTTTCCGTCGCTGATTTTTACCTGATTAATATTTATGACTGTACTTGGTGTCGGCTGTCCAATATATGCCATTATTCTTCAACTCCTTTATTAAATAGACACTTTACTCATAACAAACATGTCAGAAACATTATTATTATTCATTCCACCTACAGGCGGCTTGATATCCGTATGAGATTTAGCTAAAACGGATTTAACAAAATCATCTGCTAATATGCTATCAATTTCACCTGCGATAATTTTTTCATCTGCGTTTTCCGGCACGTGAAGCATTTTCTTAACAATGCCCTGTGCCATTTCTCCGCTGACCTTTTCGGATATCAACTTATCAATAACATCATTTTGAGATTTTGCCTTTGCCTGTTTGGCTAATTCGGTAATGGTAGTAATTAATTCGTCGCCAGTCTTACCGAACATCTCACCACATACTTTTTCAAGTTTGCTCTGCTCATTTGTCAATTTAATACCCATTTCACCGCAAGCAAGTTTCAAATCTTCCACGTTAATTTTCCCTGCGTCGACTAAATCTTTTAACTCTTTTTTCATCTTCGTCTTATCCTCCATTTCTCCACTTGTTACCGGCTCCCATACTTCTTTTCGTTTGACCTCTACAGGTTCACCGAGAACTATTGTATTATCCGGCCCTTTTGCATAGCCGATTTTATAATACGTTTCCTCATTACCCCTATTGCTGTAATCACTGCGATAAGCAATAAAAAAATCATCATACACGGAATTTACACTTATATAACCGTCTGAATTATTGTTGCCTAATTTTGCATATGCCGCACTTCGCAATGCCTCTCTTAATGCTTCGTGTGAAGTGTCGGCAGGTTGAGCAATAGCGTCCATTTCTCCACTCGTAGCCATTAAAGAAGTAGGCATCCCGGCACGGTTTAACGGTGTCCAGTCGATTGATAAGCCCTTATAATCAATCACGTCTGTTTCTCCAGTTATTAAGTTTTGCTGTAACTGCGGATAACCGAAAATAGACACTTGATTAATCGCCTTGCCGCGTATCCAACGTTTTAAATCACTTGCTGATTTATCTATTAGCCCTCTGAAATATGCCGTGCCGTTTTCCATTTTTGCACCAATCCAGTGAGTAACAGGTGTTGGAAACTCCGTCGCCACATTATCTGCTTTCTGATGTCCTAAAAATCCAGGTAACCCCGTTGAATTAACTTCACCGACAATACTGTTTAAAGCATTGTTGGTATAATTCCAGCCTCGTGTACTCTTGCCGGAAGGAACAGCCATGACAACCTCCAGCGGGTCGTCATCTCCACCCTTTAAAGCTTCAACATCAGCCCAACCGGCAACGGGAACGTCGTCAATATTCATTTCACCGCATAATTTAGCGGCAAGCTGTATACCTCTTTCTTTACTCATTATTTCACCCCCTTTCACTCAAACATTTTGTAGTGGTCTTGATACCATTTTTCTAAATCCGGCTGTGATTGCGGATTGTTTAACCATTCTTTAAGCCTCCCTACCAACTGCCCAGTATTTTCTGGCTCTGGAATTAATGTACAAAGACAATTCGGGTGTGCTGGATATGGTGGAATACTGTCCGGTTCATATATACCGTCACCGTTTTTGCCTCCCTTAGCATAGTTATCGCAAATATCTATACGTGGATGCGTATTGGATAACGACCATTTTATCCTGGTTCGGCTAGGTGAAACCTTTGCAGAAGCGACAACTCCTTCACCATAAGCGGCGGTTAGTTCAGTTCTTGCCAGTCGCAGCGCATTGTAATTTAAATTTGCCGGTACACGGCTTCCCATACGCTTCATCATATCCAAGTGATTAGAAGCAAGGTCATTTTTACCATGTTTTACGTATCCTTCAAGAGCTCTTGCAACAGTAACAACATCTTCGCCTGTTCCGGCTCTTACAATATCAGACATTATCTTTCGTGTATGTGTACTAACCTTCCAAATGCGTTCCGATACCTTCAATCCGTCTTTGTGCGACCTTGCAAAACTTATCTGCACAGCTCTTTTGCGGCTGAACTCAAGAGATTTAACCATAGGAACAATATCAATACCTGCTTTTTTTAGCACGTCTGTTGCAACGTGCTGATTGAAATAAATCCCTGCTGTTGTTCCGTCATCAATAGCGGATTTTATCGCCTTGGCTAAATCATCATTGAACTGCTCTGTATCATCTGCGATTGCTTCAAGCAGGTATTTCAGTTTTTTATTGCCTTTCTTAAACTCCCGAATAATCCTTCTAACGGAAGCAAGATACAATTCTGCAATCGTTTCGTCAGTCTGTTGAAGCAATAATAAATATTTTTTTCTGGCTTTTAATGCCCATTTATAATAATCGCCCGACGCTGATTTAATATCATCAAGTTCACTCATTATTCATCACCATTTAGGGTATTGTCGATTTGCTTAATCTGCTTTTGCTGAAAATATGGCTCTTCGAGCGGCTTATTAAGCATTTTTGTTTCTTCGATTTTTTCTTTCTCATCTTCCCAACCGTCCATTGTATCGACATAGTTTGATAAGAAGTCAACTGCGGACTGCAAACTGATAATATTACTATCAAGTGCCGTTGATAATGCCTGTGTTACTGTCTGTAGCGTCTGAGCGTCCGCCTGTTGGTCTTTATCCATAACAGCGTCCCATTTAATCTCCGTAGAGAAAGAATTAAATTTCACGCCGTTTATAGTGCTTAACATAGATAATGCCATGCGGGCAAATAACAGCCACGATTTTTCCACCTGTTCGCGCTTGCGTTCAATCCTGCGTATCAATATCGGGCTTTGTTCTTTAGTGCTTGCCTGTGCGCTGGAAATATGAACACCAAAAGCAAATTCCGGCACTTCGGAAGTATCAATTATGCAATAGAAAAGGAATTGTAATAGTGTCGCCGTATCACCTATAGCCGACGAACACTCAATATATTCAGCGTCGTCTTCTGCCTCCATCAGCAATATATCTTTATACTGGATATCTATGTTAGTCTGTTTCCCGGTTTTTAAATCTTTATATGCCTGTGGAAAATTATTTTGCAAAAATTTACTTACATCTTTAAGTTTTAATTTAATCTTTGGCGTGGAATGAATTTTACTACCGGATATAGCGTGTATCATAACGTCGTGATAAGCCTTTAAAAACGGCTCTATCGGTTCAAGTTCTGAGTAACCGTGTAATTCTGTTTCGTCCGGCTCATTTTTAAAATGAACAATCGGAATAAATCCCCATGTATTAACTTCCGTTTTACTTGCTACCCCTTCGGGTGCATTTCCTTCAACAGTTGTTATTATTTCCTGCGCTGTTATGCGTTGTTTAAAGGTATATTCATGCTTGTCTCCTCTTTCATCAATCCATTTATTTTTCGATAAAATTGTTATGGCGGAATATTCTCCTGTTATAGGGTTGTACTCAATTCCGCCTGTCGGTATCATCTCCGGCGGAATAAGCATACAGGATAACCGTGTACCGCTTTTATTTTCCGGATATAATGTTGTGTCAGCTTTTATATTTAAAAGCCTTATAAAAACCTCGCCGTCGATTAAATTCTTTTGATGTAATCTAAGCTGTACTGTTCGTATTTCATTTATAAATTCGTCAAGTATTTCCTGTGCCCGCTCATCTTCACATAAGAACGTCGGCGTTCCCATAAATCCGGCAAGAGTATTGATAATAGGTTTGGCAAATCCAGCACCCAATTTATATCTATCATCACGATTGTAGTATAAATCTCTTGCCCTTCGGTAATCCGTATGTCCTTCAATCCCCAATGAATAAGGGGCTGAATACATATTATTTACATTAAAGAACCAACTCCGTGTTCGTAGTTTGCTTATCTCCCCCTGTGCCTTTTTAAGCCAGTATTTAATAATTGCCATATAATTTTGCCCCTCCTAAAAGTGCAGCTATATTCGGGTCGGTTTCCTTTGTTTCTGCAAATGCCAGTATCAAACCGTCTGCCCTATCCGGGCTTCGGTGAATACGTTTTTTATACGTCTTTTTGTCTTCCAGAACAATTTGACCTTTGCTGTTTATTCCGTATTTACGAGTGCTTAATTGTGCAGATAACTCATCATCTTGAGGCAGTTCAATATCGCCGTCGGTAAGTCTCTGCTTCAAGTTACACCACTGTTCAGTAATCCAGTTAGCGTAGTGCTCCGGTTCATTGGCACGCCCGCCGTTATGACAGCCCACAACCTCGATATTAAGATTTCTTTCATAAATCTTTTCACGCAACATATCTGTAACGCCACCGCCTACGCCGTCATCATCAATACGGATACTGGCGAACGGTTTATGATAATCTCTCATAAATCCAGTTGTAATACTTAAAATTTTACCGGCTGTAGTGGTTGTGTCCTGCTTCGTATAGTGGAATAATCCTAATGTCTTGCCGCCGATACGAGGTACTATCGTCGTTTCATCATCACCAAAACGAGCAATATCTGCTCCAATATGAAGCATTGAATCGTAGTTTATATCTAAATCTCTCATCATTGCAGCCTCAACAATTTCTAATGGAATTAATCCATCTGGCTCTGATTTTGGAAATTCTCCAAGCACACGAACTCTAACAACATCACTGTCCATACCATATTGACGAATAAGCCTTTGACAATAAGCGCTAGCTACACGGTCAGTATCCATACAATTAACTTTTATTGTGTAATATAAATCTCTATCCTCGTGAAAAGCACGCTTAAATGTTCCAATATTTTGCGTGGGATTACCACATAAAAGTAATTTAGCGTCTTTTGTAGTCAATGCACCTTCAATAGTTTCATAAATCGGGTCCATTACACCACTTGCTTCGTCAATAACAAAAAGCAGGTGTTCCTCATGGAACCCTGCCATATTTTCTGGCTTGCTGGCGGTTCTTGCTGTAGCAAACCATCTCTCTGGGTGTATTCTATTTTGAACCTTTGTTTTTTGCCAATCAAAAAGTCCATCTAATAATTCAGAGCGTTTTAGCCATTTACTAATCTCTGGCCAAAGAATATCTAATAATTGTTGTTGCGTTGGGGCTGTACATGGCACTTTAGGAAATGGTCGCGTAAACATAAACCATAAAATAGCCCAACTTTCTAATGCAGTTTTCCCGACACCATGACCAGAACGAACAGCCACACGAGGATGATTAGCTATTGCCCTTAGACATTCTATTTGCCATTTATCTGGCTGCGCTTTTAAAACATTTTGTACAAATGGTACAGGGTCATCAATATACTGACGCATGGATTTTGCCAATTCATCAATATTTTTATTGTGTTTTGTCATTTTTCCCCTCCCATACTTTTTCTAATACTTCTGTTAATAATTCTGCTGCATTTGATTGTTGTTCTGTTTCCTCTTTATCCGTATGAATAACTTTTTCAGCATATCCTCTGTTTTTCCCTAATGTTCTAAGGACAGATAAAGACACTTTCCAATTTCCTTTTTTTATCTCTGAAAAAATAACACCTTCAGCCAAATCTAAAACTGTTTCTCTCGCTTCTTGCTGTGCCTGTTGTAATCTTTTAGACTTTTTAACTCTATAAGATAATGCTTGTCTTGTAATCTTGATACCATACATTTGCTCTAAATAAGTAACTGCATGAGTTAATATCCCTGCACTTTTCTGCAAAGCTTTTTCAGCCTGTTCCGTTGTAACCTTCCTAACGCGTTCTATACGCGTTTTTTTATTTTCTATATTCATTTCATTATCCTATAGTAAAATTGTCAAATTACGTCAAAATAAGGCTAAATAAACATACTATCAGAAGTATGCTCCTTTGCCTTATCTAATAAGTAATTACAACCAGTTAATCTGCACGGAACATCACATTTACTCATATTTGTTTTATATTGTAATTTTTTCTTTAGAATATCTTTTTCTGTAATATGTCCAACAATTTCATATGGTTTATGGCAACAATACATTACATTGCCTTGCTCATCGAGTGCAATCTGAGTGAAATTGGATATACATTCTCTAGGAGTATATCCAATTCTATTAAATTTATAATTTATAACTACACGCTTATCTCGACATTGTATTCGCTCTAATTTATCTAATATTGGAGCTACATTGTTTTTATTCTTATAATATTGAGCTTGCATACTTTCTACAGGTCTAAATATGATGTAATCTACATCCAAATCTTTGTGTGCATAATAAAAATCAAGGTCAGCATAATCTTTTACTACACATTGGATTTCTAATTTTGTAGGAACGTTATTTTCTTTTTGCCATACTCGATAGGCTTGTATATTTTTAATAACTTGTGTATATCTATCTACACCCCTAATAACTTTATACTGCTTAGGATTACTAGCGTCTAAAGATACTTTTAAATATTTAGGAGCAATCTTCTTCAAAATATTAAAATTCGTATTTACTCCATACGGTATATGGTTTTCTTCTAAAAAATCTGTTATTTTTTCAAAATCTGGATTAAGCGTTGGTTCGCCACCACCTGTTAAAATAATACTCTTAACATTAAACTGTAATAATATTTGTACATACTCAATAAATTTGTCATATGTCATATATCTAGACTTACGACTTAATTCATCCCAACGCCCATATGTACAATAATTACAATGATTATTACAAAAATTAGTTAAAAATATATCTGCTGTAATAGGCAATTTATAAAAAACATTCTTCATGTTAAAAATTAATTTATTATCATCAATCACTTTTTCACCTTCTTATATTTTTCATTGATTATTTTAGGAGTACATAAATTCCAATTAATTTTGTGATGTATTCTTTTATGACTGGTATTCATCATTGCCACCTTAACAGCTTGAGGACTAAAAATGACACTTGAAAACGGCTTGTTATATCCGCCCTTTTCCAGATACACCTCTGTCATACCTCCAGTAGTTTGCTGTGTAGCTGCTTGAATAATACATATTTTTGTATAAGTAAAGAATAATTTCCCTTTGTTTCCTAAATGTGTATATGTCGATACATCTTCGTTCTGCTTACCACTCCACCAAAAGCGATTATCAGTACGACAAAAGAAAGTATTCATACACTTTCTAGCAAGTCCTTTTTTATAAAATCTTCCGTCAATGCCTCCAATATAGTCACCAGCTTGAGCAATGGCAACTGATAATGCCCCTGAGGTATCCAGAAATTTAATTATTGCCTCAAATATATTATCAAGATTTTTAATTTTACGGACCTTAAGTTTCTCTTTTTTCCCTTTTGAAATATATCGAGCGTCAAAAGAAGTATAATCGTCGTCAAGTTCAAGAAAATATGTTAGTCCTAAATCTTTTGCTATATCAAAACACGCATTACGGGCGTAGACGATAGCTCTCATATCTTCATTGTCATTTATACCCGTGTCGATTTTAGCAGCTATAGCACGTTTATCAAATACGATAACTCTGTCTTTGAATTTCTTTTTATACTCCGGCAATGTAGTATCTAAATCGTCGCAAACGATATACCAATTACCAGTGTAATTGCCTTTCTTTAAAGCTCTAAGTGTTTTTATATTGTCAGGTCTGCCGTTAGATAAAATAAATACTGCAAAATCATTACGCATTTTCTTCCTCGCTCTCTACTAGGGATTTTAAGTCCTCACTAAGTTGAACATAACCATTACGAATAGCGTTATTATAGTCAATTATGACGAGTGCAGATTCTTCCATAAGTTCTTGAATTTCGGCTGGTGCATGAGCATAATATTCAGCAATATTTTTATAATTAAAAGCATAATGGCGCGTAGCTGCTTTACGTAGAAAAGCTTTTATTTCTTCTGGAATATCTACTTGTTCTATTTTCTCTAGTAGGGAATTGGTTTTATCCTCATCAACTAAAGCTTCAAGTGCAGGACATTCACCTGTTATTTCATATTGTGGAATTTGGATATTTGTACTGTATTTATCATCATTTGTTAAATCTAAGTTAACATCTGGAATATTATCCATAAATCCAAATAAAGACATATCAAAGTCAAGTATATCTGCAAATTCTTGATTTAATAAATCCATATCCCAATCAGCTAATTCAGCAGTTTTATTATCTGCAAGACGAAAAGCTTTTATTTGCTCTGGTGTTAAATCTGAACAAATAATACATGGAACATTTTCCATTTCTAATTTTTTAGCTGCTTTATATCTAGTGTGTCCGCATACAATTACATTGTTATTATCCAGGATAATTGGATTTTTAAAACCAAATTCTTTAATGCTATTTGCTACATATTCAACAGCATCATCATTAAATCGTGGATTATTTTCATAAGGATTTAATTCAGATATATTCTTATAAACTATCTGTAATTCTTTCATTTTTTCTCCTCCAAAAGAAAAAGCACAAGCTATAATGCCTGTGCTTTATTATTGATTTAATCTCGTATGCAATTTTTGATGTTATTAGTATAACACGAAAAACATAAAAAAAGAGCAACAAAAAGGCGCCTATTTGAGTACAAAAACACGCACTAAAATGATAACTAAAAGTCTACAAAAAGTCTACTAAACGCGCACTAAAATAATCACTATTAAAATTATGTATTTATCCACAATTATTGTGGATAAGCTGATTTATATGAATAAATCTAACTGTTCATGTATAGCAGTTAGACCGAATAACATTCTTGATAATCTTCTAACAGCTTTATTTCTACATTTTTTAGCCCACTGTTCGGATATATAATTCCGTTGAGCTATCTCACGCCATGTTTTATTATCTAAATAAAATGATATAACAATTCTTTTTTCTTCATCTTCAAGACCTTCGATGGAGCGGTCTACTTTTTTTATTATTCTATTTATAATTTCTAAACGATTTTGTAATTCTACAATCTTAGCTTTATACTGTGCTTTTTTTGCTGTATATGCCTCAACCGTTGTTAATTCACTATTACCTCCAGCAGTAATATCATCACCGTATTTAGCTATAGGAGCGACCGCCTCTAATTGCATAGTCTGTTGTAATACTTCAATATCTTCGGTTAAATTTTTAACCGATATTTTGAATTGATTATAATTTTTTAAGTAATAAACTGTTTTCCCAATGTAATCAACGTTTTTATTCATAATTACCTCCATTGCAAATACGACAGCAAAAGGAGCGAATATTTCGCTCCTTAAATAGATTTTTTTATCTTGCTAATATAAGTGAAACTACTATTATAATAAATAATATTATTGTTGTTCCAAAAATTTTACGATTTCGTTTTTCATTATTCTGTTTTATAATTTCATATTCAGTTGGTGGTCTTTTAAACATTTTATTCTCCTTAATCCCATAAAGATATATTATTTACTGACTGTAAATATCCAGCTTCAATTAGAATATCTTTTATACTTTTACCAAAACAATAATAAGAATGCTTATTAGCAATTTCTATAATTGCTGCTTGTCTTGCTTCTTCCGCAGTTAAATATTTTTTATCATCTTTACCAGGTGCATATCCAAAACCCAAGCCTGATGAAGAATTATGCATACAATCTATACCGTATCTATAAAATTTATCGTTTGGGTCGTATGCTATTTTTATTATTATTTCTAATTTATATTTTTTATCTATATTTAAAGTCTCTCTATTACAAAATTCATCTAGATATATACCACAATCATTAGTTGCCTTGATGTTATCCATTACAAAATCCCCCTTTATTTATAAGTTTTATTACTTTCTAAATCTTTAACCACTATACGCTCCATAACCTCAAAACCAAATTCTTTAAATATTGCTCTTGTGGCTTTTAAAGCCACTTTTAATCGTACTAATCTTTTTTGTTCGTTTTCTTTTTCAATTTTAGTTATAGCATTATATGGAACGGTGTCCATATAATGCTCATGATTGCGTTTTTCCATTGTTTCCTCCATTATTAACAAGTTTAACTTTTCGTTTATTCCAAACATTAAATACTTTAAATGGTATACCTGTAACTATTAGTAATATAAAAATCCCTAATACTACTAAAACTAAGCCTCCAATTAATCCAGATACCACAGCTACACAATATGCAAATAATTCAAATGGTGTCATTTTGTACTCTCCTTTAAATTTTTAATAACTTTATTTGAGAAATCTTTTATAAATCTATGCTTTAATGTGCAATTATCTTTATTGCATGGTTTTTTATATTTAGCTAAAATACTTGCTCTTGAACGTTCATAATTATACTTATATGCACAGTGTTCAGAACAATACTCTTTTTTTATATAATCAGTCCAAAACTCTCTATGACAATACTTACACTCTTTCCACATAATAAAACCAACCTTTCAAAAATTATTATTGATGTTATATTTATTTAATTATGTTTATAATAATCTTTTTTGAAGTTTATTCCTTTGTAAATTTTTAATATCTTAGCACTTCCAAAAAGAATATCTAGTACATTAAGTTTGCTCTCGTTTGTAGTAATCCAAACACCACCAACGAAACATTGTAATTCATAATATCCATCTATTCCTTTACATATTTTGCAAAATTCTGTTTTATCGTTATATTTAACTTTAAAAGCTCCATTATAAGGAAGTCCTATTCTATTCATACAACTCTGAATAGCTCTTTGTATTAAATCTTTATTACGCATTTTACCCTAAAACTCCACTCATAATTAAATCTGAAATATTTTCATCTTTAATTCTTTTATCTTTACAAGTAGCTATCAAAGCTTTTGCTTTTAAAAATGTTTTAAGTTGTTCATCACGAAGAACAATTACAAATCTTTTTTTATTAGAATAACTTTCTATTTCACGTGATATATATTCTGATGATTTCTTTCCAAGAACTTTTTCAACTAGCGCATTAAAGTAAGGTTTTTCGTATGGCACAGAAGTTCCTTGCTGTAAATATCCAATACTACTATTTCTTTTTGTAGATACAAAAATTACTTCAGTCATTTTATTACTCCTTTAAATCATTTATATTCATTACTTTTCTTTGACTCGGTGAATTAAATGCAATGTAGTAATTTGTAGATTTTAAACGGTCAATAAGCCTACCAGAATAAGTATTTTCTAATTCTTGTTTATTCAAATTTGTTGTAATTATTATTGTTTTTTTTCGATTGTACCTTTCAGTTATTATACTGTGTACTTTTTGTAATACCCATGGTGCATTAACATCTTCTCCACCTAAATCATCAATTACTAATAAATTAGTATTTCTTAATCTATCCTCAAACATTGTCCATTCATCAATGTTCTTCGCTTTCATCGAATATAAATTGTCCATTAATGAACTCATAGGGATAAATAACCCATATCCACCTTTATTTATATATTCTTTTAAAATACATACTGCTAATGTAGTTTTTAAAGTACCATATCCACCAGCTAATATAAGACCTATACCATTTTTTATATACTCACTCATATTTTTTGAGTAGTTATAAACTAATTTCGCATTTTCTCTAATATCTCCATCTATTTTCAATGTATTAAAAGATACATCTGCATATCGTTCATGTATTCCTGCATAGCTTAATAGTTTTTCATTAATTCCAACCACTTTTTTCGTTGGCGAATTTTCTTCTTGCCTCTTCGGTTGTTTCTGTTTTATTCGTTGAATATACTCTTTTACGTCCAACTGTTTTTCCTTGTCGAACCATTGTGGCTGCTTTTTTTTCGTTGCTAGTATCATTTTTAAAGCCTTCTTTCTCCCACCGCATTAATATTTTTCCAATATAATTAACTGACCGCCCATTACATAGTGCAGCTTCTTTTATTGCCTCAAGAACCCAGTTTTTACCATAACTGTCAAGATAATCAGCTAGTTTATTGCCTTCAACTTCACCGTTAATTGGATGAATATTGTTCGAGAATAAGTCAACTATCTCCTTAAAATCATCATCTAAAAATCTTTGAAGTTTTTCTTTAGCAGCAGCTATATTATTAGTAGTATTATATTTAGTATTATTAATAGTATTATTGGGTAAAGTTTCTTTACTAGGGTAGTCAAATTCTTTTACTACTGGTAGTAAAGTTTCTTTACTAGGGTAGTCAAATTCTTTTACTACTGGTAGTAAAGTTTCTTTACTAGGTGTAATCAATTTTTTTATATATTTAATATTAGTAGTATATTTATTAGGTGTTGTAAAATTACCTTTCTTTTCCAGAATATAATTTTTCTTAACCAAGTCATTTAAAACTTTTATTGCTGTTGGTTTAGAAATTTTGAGGCATTCAACTAGATAACTATAACTACCAGTATATTTTTGTTTATTTGCTGTGAAATTGTGTATTATTGCGAATACTATTAATTCTAAGGGCTTTAAATCTAATCGTGTCATCATCCAGCCCTGTATTTGTATATAGCTATCATCGCTTACTCGCCCCATTTACTACACCTCACTTTTAATTAGGCAATGTTTCCGCTGTTAAACTACTTATATCTATAACTTCTGCCCTAACAGGAACAGTAGGTTTTTTATCTTTAGATTTTTGTTTTGCTGTTTCTTTAGGTTTAGGCTCTTCTTTTGTTTGTTCCACGACATTTCCTTCAGCATCAAACAATGCCACCTGCGCTCTTTTACCTTTCAAATAATCAAGCGTAGCATAAATTAAATCGTCTAATTTCTTACTGCCTTCTTCGCTAAGACATTTATCACCACTATATTCATCAGTATAGAATTTTAGATGTATGCTACAGCCAATAGTATCATCTTTGGCATGATAAATAGTAACACCATAACATTCAACTTTTTTAGAAATCTCTTTTTCCGTTTCAGGTGTTAAGCCCATCATAGCCAATGCCGTTTTTTTTAAACCTGTAATAGCTGTATAAAATTCTGGAGTTGCTTTTTGTTTAAAATCTCGTTTTACACTATCTCCATTATCTGTAAAATCCATTCTTATTTTATCTTTAATAAGTTTTACACTATTAATACAATAACGTTCTTCTGTAGACATTATTTATACATCCTCTCTAAAAATTTTGTAAAAAAAATTACTACGAGTTGAAGGTTTAGGAACACATTCCCATGTGCTAGTTGGCATAATATAATTACCAGTTTTTATTACATTTTCATCTGCTATATATACAGGAATACCTGTCATAGCTTCTATTTCTTGTCTAAATTCATCTGCGTCTGAATTTTGCCTAGATAAATGCAATAAATAGATTTCTTTTAAACAAGTTAAATCATTTTTACTAAGCCATGTTTTTAAATTTTCCAAAGAAAAATGGCTTTTTACTAACCTGTTATATCTGCTCTTATCTATCTGCCCATTTTTAAGCTTTTCATCTAAGATTTCGTAACTATGATTACATTCAACCATTAATTGCGAAATCTTATTGACATTGAATTCAAGATTATAAGTATCAGTGGCAAACATTAAAATATCTTTATTATCTCTTAAAACAAATCCTACCGGCTCGCATGCGTCGTGGTTAGTTTTAAATGGCAATATAGTTATATCGCCAATAAAAAATACCTTTTCACTTTCGATAAAATGCACGTAGGGGCTTTTCTCCGCCCCGCAGGCAATTGCTGTTCCTTTGCTGGTATAAATATCTATACCCAACCTTAAAAACTCGTGTATTGCTTTGCTGTGGTCTTTATGTTCATGTGTCAATAAAACAGCCTCTACATTATCAATCGTAGTTCCTAAGCAATGTCTGATATCTTTCATTGGTAGACCACACTCAATTAGTAGTGTGGTCTTATTATTTTCTATCTTATACAGATTTCCAGCACTTCCACTGGCATAACAAGAAATAAACATTATACTTCACTCCTATTAGAATGGTGGTTGTTCCTCATCATCTTCCTGTTCATCAAAGGCAGGTTGTTCAACTTTAATTTTTTTTGGTTCTTCTTTTTTTACAGATTTAGTTTGTACTGTTTCTTTTGGCTTAGTTTCAGCTTTATTGATTTTTTCTAATACCGCTGATTTTGGTTCTTGTTTTGGCATTTCCAGTGTCTTAGACGCCATTTTTTCTTTTATTTCCTGTACCGGTTTTGCTTCTTCTGTAATATCTTTTTCGTGTGTATCATAAATTTCTTCTTGTGTTTGTAATCCCATACTTAACTCTGGAGCAGTAGTACGAATAAGCCATGCAGCAGCTCTATATCTAAGCATTAAATCTGGTATTGTCTGCCATTTACTACCTTTTTTAGCAAACCAGCCTTCTGCTTTTGCTAAGCCAATAGTAACAAGTGGACCTTCAATTTTATCACCAGTTGCAATTTCGGTTGTATAAGCAATACAACCGTAGTCATCTGTGTTTTTATCTCCTACATATTTATATTTTATGCTTGTATATTTTCCACATTGATTGAATACAGAAATAAGAAATTTACTACTCCAAGATGGATTGCCATATACTACATATAAATTCTGCATTACCATAAGCGGGTCTACTTTTAATCTTTGAGCCATGTTAATAGCTATAGCACAATTACCTACATTTTTTCTAAAACTTTCTGGAATTAATGTTGTTTCGGAAAACATTTTTGCCATATTCCAAAGAAGCTGGTAGCTATCCTTGGAAGTAAATCCAGGCATTGTATTTTGTTCTTTTAGCATTATTGTGTTTGTCATTTTGAATATCTCCTTTTAAAATCTTTTTAGTATTGGTTCTTTAATTCTCAAAAAATCATGATGAGCAACAATAAGATTAAACATTTGGCTATTATTAGTTTTTAATATCTCACTTACACACTCCGCATTATCTATCCACATTGGGACATCTAATTTATAATGCTGTGCTAAAGTATTACAAATATCTAAACCAATAATGATTTTTTCTCCATTTGACATACTCTTACCATATGTTGAACCTTGTTTAGTCATGGCTTCACAAGTATCGTCTATAAGACCGTTTACTTGTTGACTAAACAACTTAAATCTAGTTATTTTAAACTTGCTATTAATTTTATCTGTGAGCATATTTACTTTATTTTTAGTGAATATTTGGGCGAGGTTTAATTTAAATTCTAAATTATTAAATTCTTCACCTAATCGTTTTTGTTCTGCTTTTAAATCATCAATACGATTTTTAAACACAGATAATTGTTTTATTTTAGCTAATTTCTCTGCTCTTACATCAATATCTAAATCAAGCTGTTCAAGCTCCGATTGATATTGTTTTAAAGAATTAGCACAATTATCTTGAACCGAAATTAATTCTTTTTTTAGATTTACTTTTTCTCGATATAGATTTCGATATTCCTCATCTTCGGAATAACCATATCCTGCCTCAGTAATATTCTTTTGTTTATCTATAATTTGTAAATCTAATTCCTGGATATTTTTATTTAGATTGTCGATGTTTTCTCCTAGTGTGGCTATTGTATTTTCATTATCTTGTAATTTATGTTCTAATTCTTGTTTCTTATGAGCTAAATTTGTACCTGCTTCTGTACAAGCTTTTAAATTATCAGCTTTAGTTTTATTAAATTTTTCTATTGCTTCATTTATTTTCTCTTGCGGTAATGCTTGCCCACAAGTAGGACAAATATTATCACCACTAAAAATCTTCTTTTTTTCCACTTTCCAAGCGTTTCGACAATCCTCTATTTGTTGTGAAATACTTGCTATTTTATTATTAAGTATTTCACGCTCATTTTTTTCATTTTCTAGATTTTGTTTTTCCTTCTGTAGTTCTATTTCTTTAGCAGATTTTTGTTTTTGTAATTCTAATACATCAGCATTGTTAGTTGCGTCATATTGCTGTTTTATCTGCTCTATTTTTGTATCAATTTTAGCAATTTGTCTTTCAAGGTGAGCTACTGCGTACCCACCTTTGATTGTAGTTAATTTATTTTCAAGAGTATTTTTCTTTTTGCGGAAATCCTTCAATTCTATCTCAATAACTTCTTCGTTAATCTCTTCATTGGCGTCGTCCAGCATTTTTTGATTCTCGTCAATTCGTGTTGGAATTTTATTTAATTGGCTATTTAATTTAGTCTTACGCTGGGTAATTAATGTTATAAAATCATTAACATTTTTACCTTCTAACATAGACGGTAAATCTTTTAATCGGTCATCAGAATTAATTACATCTTCGTCTGTAATATCCCCACAGACTTCAAGCAATAATTCACGTTGCTTTTTCCATGCCATATTACAAAAATAAGTGGCACTAGATAACATTTTTAAGATTTCAATAGAACCGATATGTTGTTCAATGTAAGCATTGTAATCTTTCTGACTTCTTGCCACATCATCAACAAAATAAGATGTAGTATGTCCGTCGAACTCTGCTACAGGCTTACCATGATTTTTAGTCCATTTTTCTTGGTATATCTTAGATAGTGTTACCTGTGTACCATTATCTAGTTCTAAAGTAGCAGCTACTTTATGTTCTATACCATTATCCAATTGAGGATTGCCTGTATTATCTTTTAATTTAATATCATCATCTATTTTTTTATCGGTACTAGACTTACCTACTAGCACCCAAAAATAAGCGTCTACCAATGTAGTTTTACCTACACCATTTTTACCAAAAATACTTTTATCTTCGCCGTTTGGTTCAAAGGTAAATTCTTTAATAGCTTTAAAATTATTTAACTCTAATTTTATTAACTTCATTAGTTATTATGCCTCCCGTTTTTAAAATATTATTTTGAAATTCCACTAATTCAGATAATCGAAATATTAATGACGTTGCTGGAAGTTTTATTTTTCCCTGTAATTGTCTATCCTTATTGAAAATTGATACTCTTACCACGTTAATACCTTCCCTCTAAACCAAATGTTAGGCTAGTTACTTGTATATATTTTTTGAATGGCTTTTTTAAGTTTTCCAATGGATATAAAAATACATCCATTTCAAAAACAAATGTTTTTATCTTAAACTTAAAATGTGTAGTACCTTCTCTTAATGGAAATATTTTTTCACTTGTCAAAAATTGTTTTAACCCATATTCATAAACGATTTTTGACATAAATTTAATAGCGTGCATTTTTTTATTAACAAAATCTCTTGTTAATATGCGTACACATTTTTCAAGATTGTCCGTAAAATTTTTATAATTCATAATATTGTTTATCAATAAATTAAATTCATCATTTTTAGCATAGGTACAGTACAAAAAAATCATCCTTTCAAAAATTGTATTAATGTGGTATAATACAGTTACTTTCAAAAATTTAAATTGATGTTATCCAAAAAATCCGTGCTGTTCCCGTCAGTGCGGATTTTTTTTATTGGTCTAAACAACCTAATTCCTACACAAGCACCAGATAGTAACTGTATTTGTTTCATACAATCCAAAAAGTTATTTATTTCTTTTTGGTCAATTACATCATCACAAGCAATAATATCTAGTTCATTTAAGACATCAATTACATTTTTAATACATACTCGTAATTGTAATGTTCGTGACGAAATACCTTTCATATTTATAGCCGGCAATGCCAGTTCTTTACCTGTTTTTGTTTGCCTTAAATACTCATATCCTAACTCTGGATTTACATATACTTTAGTCATTTTAGCTACAATATCATCAGGAATATTTTTTTGACCTGACTCATAATAATTTAGTTGACGCTCACATATATTTAATAACTCCGAAGCATTTTTAACTGATAATCCTGCTTCTAGTCGTGCAAAATAACACATCTTTGCGAACTCTTTATTCATACTATTAGACCTCTATTTCATGAGATAATATATTTGTAATTAACGTTCTTTTCTTTTACGTCCTCTGCGGGGCGTATTTTCTTTTATCTTCTCCAATAAATATGATGTTTTAAAATCTGTTATACCGTCTGACTTATCCTCTAACCACTTTTCTAATTGGGGACGATTAATTTTTAAATGAGAACCCACCCAACAACATGGCAAGTCATAACTTCCACTTTTAGTTAAAGCACCTGCAACTCTAAAAAATTGCACTGGTAATCCAAACAATTTGGTTGCCTCATCTGGAGTTAAAAGAATTTTTCTCCAAATTGGTATATTGATTTCTAATTCCATAATTAACCCACATCCTCATATTCTCTATAAAAACAAATTCCTTTATATACCCATGAACCAAGCTCTCTAGCAAAAGTTATAAATGCTGGCTCCCACTTTCCTGTTTTGGGATTAGCTCCATGTTTATATGGTTCTCCGCATTGTAGATACATTGCGTCATAAGCTACTGGAAAAATACAATCCCTAAACTCTTCAACAATCTGTTCGTCTACTATATCACCCACTCTAGCCCATGAAGAAAAACTTTGGTGTGTCTCATCATATTCTTTTTTGGTTAAATATCTAGGTTTAAAATTTGTTTTATCTTTAATATTACTTTTTACAAGTTCTTTCTTTTCTTCAAAAAATTCTTTTACTATATTTTTATCTTCGTCTATTACTGTTATCTTTTCTCCTGCATGGTATTTTGCATAAGATTGCCCTAACTCTAAAGCTGACTGAAGTCCAACTGTTTGAATGCCAAATGTTCTATCATCACCGAAATATATTTTATAGACTCTTTCTATATTTTCTATTGGCTGATAAGTCCATGTTAAATTATCAATTTCAACAATTCTAAATACTTGTTTTTCTTTTTTTAGATTATTCTTAAAGGCTTCATCAGCTGTTTTATATATCTTGCCACCCAATCCTACACGATAGCCGACAACTTTTTCTTTAGTTTCTACTATTTGTTTTTCTCTATCATTTACTTTTTTATTATTTAAGTAATAAATTGTTCCAGGTGTTTCATCATAATTTCCATCATAATCTTCACTATAAACTTCTTGATAAGAAACAACTTCATAATTATTTTTCTTATAATCTTCAGCCGAAATTACTCTATCTACTATAATTTCTTCAACAGTAGCTGAATAAAATTTTCTATTAAATCTATATTTTTCAATAAAAGCTTTTGCTTTTTCTAAAGAGTCCCATACTGTAGTATTTCCATCAATCTCATCATAATCATGACCATATTTAAAAAAACTTCTGTCTACTTTATAAAATTTATTGCTTTTAAATCTCTTAGTTAACATGTTTATTCTCCTTTTCTTTTTTCTATCGTTTCTATTTTCTTTACTGCTCCGTTAAAAACCTCAAAAATCTTAATAGCTTTTTTTCTTATTGTAGAAATTTTTTCAGCTATTTTTATAGCTTCTGTCCTTGACTCTACAGCAAATACATATTCTTCTATTTCATAATAAGTTTTCATATTTTTTATTTCCTTTCTTATATTTAAATGATGTATCTATTTTGGTTGCCACCCAATTTATCTTGGCTATAAATTACAATATTATTTCTATTTTAGAAATTTTTTAGATAAAAAAATTTTCTATGTTACAGTTTAATATTTTTGCTAATAAAGGCAACATATCTGCTTTAAGTTTATAATAACCAATCTCATATTTATAATATTGAGAAGCGTTTGATAGCCCTAATGCTTTAGCCATATATTGCAATGAATAACCTTTTTCTTTTCTTTTTGTCTTTATAAATTTTAAATCTAAATTCATTTTATCACCACACTTTATTTCTATATCAGAAATCTCTTTACATGCTTATTATATATTTCTAAAATAGAAATGTCAATATTATTTACGAAAAAAATTTCATTTTTAGCAATTTTTTATTTTCTATATTAGAAAAATGATATAATACTTATGCAATGAAAGAAAGTAGGGATATTATGAATAATATTGGAGAACGAATTATTTTATTACGTACCAATAAAGGTATAAACCAAGCTGAAATGGCTAAGAGTTTAAATATAAGCCCCAGTGTTATGAATAGAATTGAATTAGGTACACGTGCTATTAGAGACTATGAATTAATAGCTATTGCAAACTTTTTAAAAGTTTCCAGTGATTATATTTTAGGTATTGATATTAAAGATACTAATATTAACCCATCATCTAATATTTTTATGGTAAATAAACAAGAACAAGATTTAATAAAAAAATATAGAAAATTATCTAATAAAGTAAAAGATAAAATTGAAGCACGTATTGAAGCTGAATATGATATTGTTATGGAAAATGAACAAGAATCAAGACAAAACGCATAGCTAATATGCTTGAAAGAAATTTCAAGTTATTATGTAAAAAAATAAAATTTAAAAGAAGGTAATAATATATGGAAAAAATTGTAGGTATAATATGTTTTATATTTTTTGGTTTGGGTTTTATTGTCGCATTGATAAAATTTATTTTTAAAAAGCAAAGAGATAAACAAACTATTAAGGCTTTAATTGGTGGCATAATTATGTTAGCTATGAGTATATATTTAATAAACATAGATGATACAAAATCTAGCCCAGAGGTTTCTAACTCATCCACTATACAAAATGAAAAACAAGAAATTAATATTAATGCTCCAATACCTGAACAAATTGATGAACATATAAAAAAAGTAGTTGATAAAAACGACTATATAAATGTTGAAGTTAATGAGCATATGGGTAGGAATGATGGTACTAAAATGGTATTAGTATATGTAAAAGCTCATGGGTATAAAACATATAAATCTGCACTAATAAATGCAACTAAAGTTTTTAAAGAATTATATACGTCTCAATTACCTATTGGCGAAGTTTGTATTTTCTTTAAAGGTGATTTTACTGATAAATATGGAAATCAGTCTGAACAAACAGCCATAAAAATAATTATGGACCTTAATACAGCACAAAATATTAATTGGCAAAATTTCGACTGGAGAAACTTACCATCTATAACTAATAGTATATATGTGCATCCTGGTATTGATAAAAACGAATAACAAAAATAAAAAAGCCACCATGATTTAAAATCACAGTGGCTTTAATCTTATTTAGTATTCTCTGCTGATTTTAATGGAACAATAACCAGTTTTTTACCTAATGGTGTAAGTAGTTTTACGAGTGTATCTGTATTAGGACTGGATTTACCTTTTTCAATACGAGCAATAACAGGCTGTTTTACTCCGCTAAGCTCTTCCAGCTTTTTTTGACTTATTCCTTGTTCCTCTCTAGTTTTTATTAATTCATTAATTATTGCTATACGTAAATTACTTATTTTAATATCATTCATGTTATTCACCTTCTATTGGAACACTATCAATATAACTACTATCTGGACATAAATCGATTTTATTGCTCCATACTTTTTCACTATCTATATTAGGGTCTTTATCCCATGAAATAGAATGTGTACTATCTACATATACACGCTTAAATACGTTGTAATCTTTCAATATTGCAAATACAGTATTGTCTTTTATAAATGTCTTACAATCCATCAAACGCTTTTCCCCGTTATTAAAAGTAATTACAAGTGTATAATTTTCATTAGCTTTAACATCTATGATTTTTTTTCTTCCAGAAGCATAGTATTTAGCCATTGCTTCATCGAGTCCTAAGGATAAATAATAATTTACATCTTTTTTCATATTAAATCACCTCATGATTTAAAGAATAGAGCCATTATTTTAATGGCTCTATTGAAAACAACTCTTGATTTTTTTCAGCTAGTTCCCAGTTTTCTTTTAACTCTTCCTGATGAAAAGCTGCCCAACCTAAAAGCATTTTTAATTGTTTACTAGGAATTGCACCTTCTAAAACTTCTAATTCATTAATTAAAATGATAACCTCATCTCCACCATATGTAGCGTGAAAATGTGGTGGTCTGTGTTCTCTCCAATTAATAAAAATTTTAATACCTCTAAACATACATATTGTAGGCATTTCCTCATCTCCTTTACACATTCATTATAACTAAAAAGTTATTAATAGTCAATAACTTTTTAGTTATAATTTAATAGATATAATTATTGAAAGGTCATGATATTTATGAAAAAACGAAAAGATGGACGATATCAATCTTCCGTTATGCTTACGGACCCATTGACGAATGAAAAACGCCGTGTATATGTATATGGTTATACAGAAGAAGAAGTACAACGAGAATTAAATCGTGTTAAATTAGATAATGGCAAAGAAATATTAATGCCTACATTCAAAGAATGGGCTGATGAATGGTTAAAAATAAAATCTGATGATGTATCTCCAACAACTATAAACAGCTACAAAGATAGTCTTAGATTGCATATATCCCCTACATTAGATAAATATAAACTAAAAGATATCACTCCGTCATTAGTACGTGCCGTATTAAGAAATATTCCAACACAACGAACAAAAGAATACTGCTATATCATCATTAATGCAATTTTACAGCAAGCATTACGAGAGGATTTAATAAATAAAAATCCTTGCATAAATGTAAAAAAACCTAAAGCAAAAGCAAAGGAAGCTACTATCATATCTGAAGATGAATTTAAACAACTTATAAATGCTACCTCTAATTTGCAACTAAAAGCTATACTTTGGATTGCCTATGATACAGGTATGCGACGTTCTGAAATAGCAGCTCTTCGCTGGCAGGATATAGATTTTAAAACCAATACAATGCACATAAATCATGCGATTAAAACAGATAGACATGCCCCACTATCATCTCGATTCTCATTGGGTGAACCTAAAACAGATTATGGTATACGAGATATCCCATTAACTAATATCGTTAAATCTGTTTTAAATAAACATAGAGAACAACAAAAAGAACTATTTAAAAATAACAGTCGAATTTTAACCAATAAAGATTTTGTTTTTACTTCAAATTTCCGAGGACGTTTTGGCGATTTTATTCAACCAGATAACATAACGCATGAGTTCGTGAAATTAAAACGAAAAGCTGGCATAAAATCGGATATAACCTTTAAATCATTTCGTCATACTTGCCTGACTTCTTTAGCGGAAGCCAATATCCCGGCTAAAGCAATTCAGGCACAAGCTGGTCATGCAAATGCTTCTTTTACACTTAATAGATATGTACACAAAACTGAACAAATGAAACAGACTATAGCTGATTTTCTTAATAATCGTGTTCAAAAATGA